ATGGCTGTCTGGATTACTATCATCGGCAATTCTTTGACTTGCTGGCAAATTGAAGAATGGTTGCGAGCAAAGAAGGGTCTGCCTTCAGAGAAAGAACAAAGGGAGAAACAAATCAAAGCCGCCAAGGGGGTGCAGTCGTGAGCGAGCCGAAGCGCTACGGATTGTCGCGTGAAACTTGCGATATAATTGAATGGCGATATGGCCCTTATGTGGGCATAGAGGACTATCAAAAAATCGAGGATAAATGCCAACGATACAAGGCCGAGGTCGAGCGGCTGACCCTGCTTCAAGCCAAAACGCTGGCCGAACGAAACAAGGCAAAGGCACAAATTGAGCGGCTGACCAAGGCCGGTGATGCGATGGCGGCAGACCTTATTGGAAAGTTTGGCGGTTATAACAGCGTGAACGAATGGAACGCCGCCAAGGGGGTGCAGTCGTGAGCGAGCCCACTTTTTGGATTCCAGCCATAAAAACTGCTGAGGATGGGTTTAGTCATCCAACTATGATAAAATCTACAAATGCTGGATTTGTGGCTTTTAAGGACTATCTTAATCTTCAATCCGAGAACGAAGAATTAAAAAGAGATTTACGCCAGCAAATTGAACTTAATGCCTTGGCTCAAATCGGCTTCAAGATGTATCAAGACAATGTAGATTCTGGCGGTTTGCACAAAGACCGCAAAGATGCCATTCAACGCTACGAAAAAGAAGTATCCAATCTTAAAGCACAGGTCGAGCGTCTGACCAAGGCAGGTGATGCGATGCTTTCCGAATGGGCAAGCGGAGACGAGAAGGATGCTCAAAACTTCCTCAAGGCATTGGTAATCTGGAACGCCGTCAAGGAGGGCAAGCAGTCCAAATGAGCAAAGTTAATACTGAATTGGATAATATTCCTGTGAGTCGCGTACTACCTGCCTGGCGCGAACAGGTAAGAAAATTATGTTTAGAAATTAATGAGCTTACAGCTAAAAATGATTTATTAAAATGCCAGGTACATCAAATGACTGAGGCCGGTGATTTAATGGCTAATTACTTAACTAAAAAATACGGAATTCACCCAGCTGTGGATATTTGGAATATTGCCAAACCAGCCAAGTAAAACAGGAAAATATAATAATTAAACTATGGGCAAGGTAATCAAATTTGTAGCTGCTGGTGATAACCACGGTGACCACGGTGATCCTAATGCCCTGGCTGCTTTAAAAGAATTTTGTAAAGATTTTAAACCACACGAGCGCATTCATTTGGGAGACTGCTTTGATTTACGCGGATGGCGTAAAGGCAGTGGTTCCGATTCCCAGGAACATAATCAATCAGGTAAACCAGATTTACAGGAAGGATTTAAAATGCTTAGCTGGTACCGGCCCACCGTTTTCCTTTACGGAAACCACGAAGATCGCATTACCCAGGCCATCATTAACTTGGCTAACGCTAAGGAACGCGATCTGGCCGAAGATGTGCAGGACCAGATTCATAGTAAATTGCGTAGCTTTGGCTGCAGGAAGATTATCAAATATCATTATGATAAAGGGGTGCATCGCATCGGCCCAGTGGCCTTTATCCACGGGTACGCCCACGGCCGTAATGCCACCACCCAGCAGGGAATACATTATGCTACTCCTGGAGGTGCCTTAATCCACGGCCATACTCATAACCTGGCCAGCGAAGCGCTAATTAAACACGGTAGTGGTAATGCGTTTTCAGCTGGGTGCCTATGCGATAAATCTGCGATGGTTTATGCGAAAAATCGTCTAGCCACTGCCCGATGGGGTAGTGGATTTGTCGCTGGCATCATCGACGGTGATGATTACAAGGCCTGGCTAATCCATAAATCTGGACCGAGCGGCAAATGGGTTTGGCCTACTAATTTTAAATTTTTCTCTACCAATGCCTAACCCATATACCGAAGGAACCCTAGACTGGTACCGATACGAATATAACCAGATGCACACCCAGATCATTAAACTGGAGCTCCAATGCGAAATGCTAGAGGCCTCCACGCGAATGTGGCGCAATATGTATTATAAAACCAAAATAACCAAACCCGATGAAAAAGAAACGCCGCCAAATAACTGACGAATCACTGCAGGCCATTATTAGCGCCATTAAGAAATCGGCCGAAAAAGTACCACCTAGTTATTTTACAATTAAAGATTATATGAAAAAATGGAATATGTCGGAAACTCAAACCCGGCGATTAATTAGTGAAGCAAAAGAATTAAATATTTTAGACACTAAGGTTTTTAGGACGGTAGATAGTTATAACCGAATTATGCCCACTAATTACTATTCTATTAAAAAAACCTTGATTAAGAAAATGAAGTAATCTTTACCGTTAACCAATGCCCAACCCTATACCCTCATCTATCGATGCGGAGCGTGCCCTTATCGGGGTTTTGCTACGCGAACAATTGAAACCACTGCCAGAGCTTAAAAGCAGTGATTTCTATGAACCAAAGCACGCGGATATATACGCTGCTATGGAAACCATCGCCCAGGATGGCCACCTACCCGACGAGCTGAACGTCACCGAATTACTGCGTAAATGGAATTCGCCCGTACAGGCCGCGTACATTTCAGCTTTAACCACTGAGGTAGGTTTTAGCATTTTAAACAAACAATGGGCAGAAAGCATTAAGCGCACATCGACGCTACGTGCCATCGTCGAAACTGCCACGCGTGCCCTGGAGCTCAGTAACGAACCTGCCACTGATCCACGCAAGCTAACCGATTACCTAGTTAATAATCTTAACGCAATATCGGCCATTAATTTCCAGGATAAGAAATTAGAGGGTGCGCAAAATATGCTATTAGATGATTTGCTTTCTTTTGATAAGGAGAATGACCCTAATAATGTTTTCGGTAATCGGTGGTTATGCAAAGGGGGGTCACTGCTTTGGGTAGGCCAATCTGGCACCGGTAAATCCACTGCGATGACTCAGGCCGCGGTACAGTGGTGCCTGGGCCGGGATTTTTTTGGCATCGGACCTAAAAAACCATTAAAGATTATTATTCTGCAGGCCGAAAATGACGCTGGTGATTGCAGTGAGCAGTTAAAAGGTGCTATTGGTAATGACATACACCCAGCTGATTTACGCGTGCTGAAAGAAAACTTATTCTTTTACCGCGACGCTACCAGCACAGGTAAGAAGTTTGTACGCACGATGCGCGAGCTAATCCTCAAACATAGCTGTGACGTTTTCATTTGTGATCCATTACTTTCCTTTGCAGGTATTGATTTATCCCAGCAGAAAGAGGTAACTAATTTTTTACGCCACGATTTGGCGCCGGTCCTAATGGAAACGGGATGCATATTTATCGCGATGCATCACACCGGTAAACCGATGAAGGCCGCAGATAAAGAAGGCCAAACCACTGCAGATCTGGCCTATAGTGGGTTTGGCAGCTCAGAATTTGTTAATTTCTTTCGGGAGACGGCCGTACTGATGCGAATGCCAGGCGAAAACCCTGTTTTTAAATTTGCGTTAACTAAGCGCCGTTCCAGGTCCAATATGCGGAACGCTAACGGTGATTTTTCCCCAGAAATCTTAATTCGACATTCCAGGGACCGAAACGTGCTAAGGTGGGAATATGCCACGTCAGAGGATGCCCCTCAATCCCAGGATGCCTCTAAATCAAGCGGAAACAGGCCGCCAAGGCGATAACAGGGTGCGAACCATATAAACCCTAAGACCCCACTCTAAACCCATCTTAAAACCGATTTTAAGCTAATGCCCCACCCCACTCCCAAAACGTGGACACTTAGTAATATTTTAATACCCCTAAAGGGGTATATAAAAATATATATAAAATTATCGGCCTGGAACCCTTAATGGGTTCGGCCTCAATTTTATAACATTCCTGTTAGCTCCAATGAATAAAAGAAAGACCAGGATAAGACACAATTCCTACTGGGGTAAGCGCTGGAGGAATATGCCAATGCAGATGTTTATAGCTTTGGAAGTTAATCGCGGTAAGCACGTAGCTAAGGCCAAGGAATATGCTGATAAATGGCAGAGTTATTTGGAGGCCACTAGCTGGCCTAAAACTAAAAAGGAATTTAAAGCTTACCTGGTAGATTTGCATCTTAATTTGGGTACTTTAAAACCAGCTTCGATGATGAAATACTTAACGCGTAAATCCCTGGTGGCATTTGACACCACCGTTAATAAATGGAAGCTAACGCGTTGCGTACCTAACGAATCTGCCCAGATTAGCCAGGGTGGCCCATAAAGAATTAACCGACGAGTACCGTAAATGGTGGCGTGGTTTAAAACCATCCGAAAAGCAGCGTTTAATTGATTCTAAATGCTTCGATGCATCTGAACCAGAATTTGGTGACCCATTAGATTCGCGTGCTTTGGTTAACGATACTCCAATATCGATGCAACCCGGCACAGTAGTTACCAGGGAATCTAAACATAATAATATTGTTAAGCTATTTGGCATCGACGATTCTGCTTTTGAAAACCTGGCCGCCAAAGAAGAAAAGAAACCTAAAACTTATCAGCTTACCGAAGCTGATATGGAAACGATTTCACAGCGCTTAAACTCGGTCCTAATTTTTCTGGTCAAATCTATGGACGATTCTACTGATCCATCTACCAGGTTAGATGCGGAAGTGGTACGCATTGTTCTAGGGATGTACGACGCACCTAAGCAGATTGATTTGGCAGAAAAATATAATGTTACTCGTGCTACCGTTTCCTGGCGATGCACAAACCTTTTAAGGCGCCTTGGTTTGGAAAATTCAGTTTATATGAGGCCACAGAATGCGGTATTATCGATGCGTATTAGCCGAATCCTGACCGTTTTAGAAGCAGGGAGCCCCCCGGCAAGGAATCTCTTTGAAAAGGCCTTAAAAAGGCGAACGCGACCGCGAC